GCTCATCCTTCAGAAGATTAACGAACTGGTTTCGATAGAAATCTTTGTTGCCGCCCTCTGCCTCGGGAATACCCCACGGGGACTCCTGCCCTGGCACATACCGATCAAACGCATAATCGTTAGGGTCATAATCACCGCCACCATCTAGGCTTGGCGCTCCTGGCTGGAAGTCGCCCCAGTTCCAGTCATAGCCACCCTCGTATCCTGCTGGTGGGTTTTCTGGATCATCCAGCGGAGCATTTGGGCCTATACCCTGATACGGGTCTTCCCAATCTACTTGCGGTGGAGGTGGGGGTGGTGGCTCTTGCGGTGGGAGTGGTGGTGGCGTAAATGTAGGCGTTGAAGGCGTATAGTCACCCGCATTGCTGCCACCGCCAAATGTCAAACCATCGTTAGTCGCTGGGTCGTAAGGGTTAGCAAGCTGGTTCTGAGTCTCCCACCCCGCACCAGCCTGAGACTTTAATGATCGGTGTAAGTCATTGTCACCAAGCCCAAAACCGCCAATGTAAAACTCATAAAGATCATCATTCTTGTCTGTGTTGGTAAGATAGTCTTCAGAAAACTGATTGGTGCTGGGATCAATAATTCCTCTATCGTATAGATTTTGCAGCGTCCTTAGCTGTGCGTTGGACATGCCATAGGGGTTAGTCTCCATCTGCTCTAGCTGCTGTCCACGTGTGTTTTCTTCTGCGTACAACTGCGCCAAGCTATCCTGAGTGCCGTTATTTGTGGCGGGCCTAGAATCACGCTCAAGGTAGCGTCTAGCCTCTGCCAACGCCGCCTCGTCCGTCTCCTTGGTTGCGTACTTAGTGCCATTCTTTATGGAGTGCGCCAGCTTCTGCGTTTCAGTCATCTCGCCCCATTTAAGACGCGGCGCTCTTCCTGACCCTGAACTTCCACTGCCACCAAATGTAAGTGCCATACTAACAAGCCTCCCTTAATTCTTCTCGCAGCCAGCGGCAATCTGCTTTCTTTAGCCGCATAACTACAGTGTCAACGCCGTCAGCTATGGCGTCTGGAATACGTGCAATTTCTGAGAAGCCGATATGCTTATCAAGCTTCAACGCTTTCTTGTTGTTACTGGGGACTAAGCCAAATATCTGCTTGCACGAGTTGCGATGAAACGTATGCTCTGCAACCTCTTCAAAGAACCCATGACGCAGCACCATTGGATTCTCGATGGCAAAGTGAACATTGCAGCTATTACCCGTGAAAGAGTCAGCAACGCACATCGCCTGTATTTGATTCTGATCGTCATAGACCACAAGACCTTGAGCGTCTTCACATCTAATAGTGTGGGTGCGCTCCTTAAACCACCGCCACTCACGCTCATCAGAGAAAGCCTCAAATCTCATAGATAGCCCCCCATCGTCAGCAGCATGTCCCACCCCACAATACTGATTCTTGTGGTGGCATCGCCTCTAAGACCAACGGCAACCGCTCGGCCCATACCCAAGACGCCAACAGGAAAGGATTTACCTTCAACATCAAAGTCCCATGTTGACGAGTCCCAGACCGCAGAATCCCACACGTTAGCGCCCTCATTGGGCGAAGATTCTGGTCTATCGACATCGGTTCCGATTTTGTAGTCATACACCGCCTCAACGTTGAAGCTGGCCGTTCCCGCCAATACCCCAATAGTTCTGGCAATGCCAACACGTTTCAGCCGCGCATGTTCTCCAAGGCTTTGGAATGAGGTAAGCACACGAAAATCTATGCCTGCTCCCTGAACGCCTGCCTCATAAATTTCAATATTAGTAACCCGACCAGAGAACTGGCTGGCTCCGTCTATGACAGCCACAAGCTTTAGCGCCGAAGTCTCTTGTGTCGCAATTATCGTGGTCACGTAAGAGCCGTCGCCTTCGCTTAAATGCTCCACATAAGACTCTGTTCCGTAAATCAGCGCACACTTCTCATCAAGCCCAGCGCCGCTAACGGTATAAGATATTTGATAGGTCTTTCCAGCCACAGCCGTAACGCCTGTTTCAATCGTGTAGACGGCGGGGCTTGTTCCAAAGCGATCAGGCGAACATTGGTAATCGTTAGCACCTAAAGCCCTTTGACTCCAATAGCGCTGCGGATCATTGCCCGCTATGGGCGTAAAGAATGATTTGCTTGGCAATTTTGTGCCGTCTAGCACCCCATCGTAATACAGCAATGTTCCCTTGCTGTGGGGCAGCGCCGCACCCATAAAGTATTTTCCGCTGGATGAGTAGCCGCAAGTAATCGGTACACCTTCCCACATACCCCAAGCGCCCGTGTTTAGGTTCATCGAATACTGAACGAATGGCGTGTTAGATGGGGACGGAGTGACAATCTGCATAAACCCATCGGACGGGTTCATGGTTAATTGCCACTGGGCTAGGTCTTTTCCATTAACAACATCCTCACGCAAAAACCGATTAATCTTCGCGCTAGGCGATGAGGGGGCCGTCATTGCCACGGGAGCGCCAGATAAGAGCGCCTTGGCTGACGTAATGCCAAGCGTACTTAGCATAAATAAATCAGCGCCGTACTCCACAACAATTCGGCGGCTTTCAGGCACCTCGCCTATAAACCACGCGCCTCGCGTAGCAAAGTCGATTTCAGGGTCTTCACCCTGATAAATAACAACGTCCCCACCCCGTGAGATAGCAACAAGATAATCATCAATACCAGCACCCCCATCAAGAGTCCAACTCCATAGACCACGCAGATCACCGCCATGAGGGAGCTTCGAGCCAAATGTAAAGCGCGTAAGCTCACCAGAAATGGAGGCGACAGGTAGGTAATAGGCATCGTCATCATTCTCCAGAATTACCCAGATACGCTGCTTAAACACCATAACGTAGGACACGTTATCAACAGGGAACGGAATCTTGGTTGTCCCGTCAGCGGGGTCAAGGTAATACCAGTCTGTCTCGGCAACGCCAACAGGGGGTCGAGTCCATAGCCCCGTGTTTTCGGTGTATTGCCAAATGCCGTTACGCCCATCGGCATAAAATAAGTAATGGCCTCTGGAACCCGCAGCAGGCGCGTCCGCAGCAGCGCCTGTATATTCGCACCAAACGCCCCGCCCAGCCTCGTCACCTAGCTCCGTAAATACTGCAACTTGTGCGGGCGTGTTGTCACCTTTTGATGTTACGTCCCAAATGCCCTCATCAGTGACGGCAAATAAGCGATCATTGACTACATCATTAACATTAGACTCGTAAGGAATAACAGTCCTGACTTCGGCTGTTCCGCGCTCCGTACTCTCAGAACAGCCTGTCGCCCACTCCGTATAACCTTTTCGCAGCCGCAGCCCGTACTCAACAGGCATTAAGTTATAAGCATAAATGCAGTCGTTAGGGGGCATCTGCATAAGCGAGTCATACGCATTAATCCCACCAACTGGTGCTGGAACCGTCATAGACTGCGTGGAAGGCGGTGCCGCCCTCCCGTATCGCGTCAATGTGCGTTGGCGAGAATACATCAGTGAACACCACCAAAGCCCGTGTCTGGCGCATTGCAGCCATTAAGGTAATGGTAGCCGCGCATAGATCGGCCTGCGTTTAACATGGGTGCGCCCTGGGCCTTAGACATGCGAGACTGGAGCATAGTGTCAAACTCCATTGCAGCGTCTTGAGCGGGCAACCCCTTGGCCTGCAAATACTTAAGCTTAAGCATCTTCACAACCAACAAGGGGTCAAACATTATGAAGTCCGAACCCGTTGAAACGCTGTCAAGGTTTGGCGCAGTTTGCCCTTGCTCCATTACCCAATTACGCGATATGTACTCAAGCGTAATAATGGTAGGCGGTGCGGGCTGTGGGTAAACTTCAATCTTGTTATCAAACTGGCGTAATGACGCATACAAGCTTTGGCTGACAAGGTTAGTGCCTTCTAAATATTGCCATTGCTGAGGTGATAAAGGGCCACTGACAGGGACTGTGTTATTCATGTCCCATGCTGTTTGATTAATCATGTGATCATAGTCTTCAGGCAGATCATAAACGCCCGAATCATCAACAGAGGTGTCAATCGTCAGCGTTCTAACAAGAATCGGCCAGTCGTATAAGTTAACTAGCTCCTGACCCAATGAATCCAGTAGCGCCTGCATCTGGATATAGGTTTCATCAGGCGAAGCGACAGGATCAGTATCGGCGTTTAGCCCGACTTCAACAGCAGCCCTGTTAATCAGTGCATTCGCGGTTTCAAATCGGGCCATACATTGTTACTCCGCTAACTGCGCCTTCAAATGCGCGATTACTTCAGTCTGTTCTTCGTACTGCTTCTTAATGTCTTCAATTGCTTTAAGCAGCATTTCATTCATTTCTGTGGACTCTCGCAGCGCAATGGCAGAGGCTTGGTTATCACTTGATTCAAGCCAGTCATTTGCCTTCTGCTTCAGCCCGTTAATACCCATCATGTTTTGGGCATTGGCATCACTCATACCTGCAAGCTGCTCAACCGTCCGAATGTTGTAGTGCTTTAATTCCTCAGCCATAGATCGGGTGACCCCAGGCCACTCTTCCAGCAACGTACCGCTCACAGCCTCTTGGTCTTTCTTAGCCTCGAACATCGCCCAGTGACGAGGAAAGCGCTCTTTGTGCTTCTGCCTTACTGGAGCAATAACTTCACTATCTTTTTGCCCTGGCTGCTTAATGCTGATATATGGGATTTCCTCAAATATAGGACGCCCTGCCTCTCTGCTCTTTGCCGCGTTCTCTCTGGGGTGCAAAAAGAAACGCACCATTAAGGTATCGTCCCCACTTGCCGCCCCGTTGCGGCTCATCGCCATGTCTGTTGTGCCGAAATCAGCTTCCATAAGTCTCTCCCTCCAGAGAATTAATGTTTAAGGTGCTGCTGCGCCAGTCCATCCAGCCGCCAAGGTTGCAAGCGTTGCGTCAGCGGGCGAATCCACATTGCCGTCAGTGGTGTTTGCCACAATCAGCGCAGGCGTCATAACGTCGCCAATGTACTGAGAGTTTTGCGGAGTACGTGCAGCGCCGTCTTGATCCAGCAGCGTCCACTGGTTGGCGTCACCCGTAAGGTTCGGCTGATCAGTTGCGATGCCGATTCCTGGCTGACAAGAACCGTAGTTCATGCCGCCATTTGCGTTAAAGCCGAAGCCAATCGCAGGGACTGTCTCGCCTTCGCGGGCAACAATTGCAGCAGGGTCAAAGTAAGTATTAGGTGAGTTAGCCATGTGGCCTCCTAGTAAAGAAATAAGGGGGCCGAAGCCCCCTGATGCTTACGCTGAAGTGATACGACCTTGGAACTGACACCCGCTAGAGGTGAGGTTTCCAGCCCATGCCAAAATGCTAACTTCAGCATCCTGGTTGGTTGCGTAACGCTTATTAGGTGACAGATTCACCATGTTGCGCTTTGAGTGTGGTCGGTAATGCAAGTAATCGGTGTTCAGCATGTAAGCTGTACCCGCTTCTGCGTAACCGCCGATACCACCGTCAAGAACCACATCGGCATCCATGAACTTGATGCTTGGGAAGCCCAAAGCAGCAGAACTGGAGTCGGTGAAGCGCTGAATAGCCTGAAGGCTTTCGGTGTAGGCAGCCCAGAACGTGTTATCAACCATGATCAAATCAGGGCGATCAGTTCCACGTACCAGGTTAGACCACATCGCATTCATTGCACCCTGAACAGTTGAGGCGTCAATTGCCGTAGCTGTGTCAGTAGCAGAGCGCCAGAATGTCCACGTAGCGCGATCAATGCCGCCATACGTGCCAGTCGTGGGGTCAACAGGAACCGCTGCGTCCAGTCCGTCAATTTCCTTGCCCGCAGAACCCGTACCGTCAGAGTACAAGCCTGAAGAGATCAGGTTAGACAAAGTAGACTCAGCAACAGTGATGCGTGACTCTAACAAGTCAATCATCGCCTCTTTACCGCTGTTCTGAAGCATCTCAAGACCTGAGATAACAACAGGAACCGCTGCCTGCTTAATTTGGAACTCAGCCGCAGAGATTACGTCACTCACGCCAACGGGCAGAATGTCATAACCTGAGTAGTAGCCTGCGTTAGAGTTTTCCGCGAAAGAAAGCTCCTGCATAATCTTGGAGCCGCCAGTAAAAGGCTTAACCTTTCCCTTTTGCTCAAGACGCGAAAGCAGTGCGTTATTTTTGGTGACGTTATCCGCAACGGATTTGCTGCGAGATTCAATGGTGGTTGCGACGATGTCGCTCACATTTGCAAAGGCCATAGTATTTTCTCCTATCAAAAGCCTGAAAGTTCAACTCGTTACCCTAGCCGCGTGAGAGGCTTTGGCTGATAGAAGTCCCTTGAATGACCTCTTAAATTTATAGCTCTACCATTGTGAGTGATAGAGCATTACTTGAAGTATTACATACGATTAGCGTTTTGAAAAGCCTGCTCTAATGTACTTCTGAGGTCTGCTGGGGCCGCACTTGAACCCTCGCCACCAGGGGTTCCGTGTATAGAGCTAGAGGCACGTTTACGTTGCTGGACCTGACCTTGAGATTGTCGTGCAAGTAACACTTTACGAATCTCTGGGTTTTGCCAACGAGCATGCTCCCAAGCCTCTTCTAGACTCATTTCACGACCATTACGGGCCGCAATGTCTAGAATGTCTGCAATAGGCTCTCTTAACTCATCAAAAAACTCGTGGCTTGCTGAGAAGCTTGCAATATCATCTGCCACCTTTTGCTGGCCCTGCTGCTGGAATTGCTGCTCCCTCTGCTGGAATTGTGCTAATTGCTGCTGGATTGGGGCCAAGCGCTCGTTAAACAAATCGTCAATCTTAGACTTGTTGCTCTGCGCTGGCGTCTTGTTATCCAGGAAGTCAGCAACTTGGGCGGGATTTACACCAAACTGACTGATTAGGCCCGCAACGGTCCTGGCCCGCTCAATCTCATTGCCTGTCTGTAATGCCGCGCCTGTCTGCAATAGCCCTGGCAGAATATTCTGAGGCCCGCCGTTCATCTGCATCAACTGACTATAAGGCTGCATCACCTTATCCATTGCTTGAGCGCGTCGAGCGTCATGGGCATACTTTTGCGCCATGCCACCAATACGTTCCTCATAGCGCCTAAACTCGTCCTTGGTTTGACTGTCTAGGTTCTTCCAGTTCTCGCGCATCCCAACCGACAAGCCTTTGGGCGCTTCATCTACGGGAGCGGCTTCGCTAGCGGGGCTTTCAGGGCTGACGTTTGCGGGTTCACCGCCTTCGACCTGCGGAATGATTCCAGCGCCATCGGTACTGGCTTCAACTGGCTCTGCGGGGGCAGAGGGTTCACCTGCGGGTTCATCTGGCGCGTCCTCAGATACTTCGACATTCTCGTGTTCCTCCCATGCGGCGGTTAATTCGTCCATTAAGCTTGTGTCTTCTTCACTCATTGCTGTCTCTCCAATTGATTGATTCGCTCATAAATCGCTTGTTTAACTTCTCGTGACCAACCTGCCTTCGTCCGAACATTAGGCGAAACACCACCTAAGTCCGCAGTTTGCACAACATCGTTACGCAAATTATGTTCCCGCAACTGCTTGCGGTCAGAAATCACACTGCCATCAACAACGCTTTTGAAAGCGTCTATGTCGCCGTGGATAGCGTGAGAGGTGCGCGTGACAGCAGCCCCCACTTCAACCAATTCATACTTACCTGTCTCGCTGTCGAGAACCTGTCGATATTTGGGCATTGAGTGCCGCCTCCAGTGTTGTTACAACCCTAGTTTTTCGTAAGCCGCTCTAATGGCATCAATAATTGATTCTGGCTTTCCCGCCTTCCTCTTTTTATTGCGATTCGAAAGACCCTCGTTCCATTCATCGAGATTCTCGGCATCCTGCAAAAACTTTCGCACTGAGGAATCCTCAAGAACATCCTGGTATTCGCGCCCCGACTCTTTTTCCACAACAGGAACCGCATAATCGGCCAACCCCATGCTGCGGTTAACTAGATCTGCCGTTTCCAGAACATCTGTTATTTTCTCAAGGTTTTCGGAGACTTTCCCGCCGTAACGCATTTGGTGGGCATAATTGCGAAGCGATCTGTCAACATCGTAATCGCTTTGTGCCGCCACCATGTCAGCAAACCTATTCTGTCGCTCTGAAAGCTCAGGATAGTTTCTGTGCCGATACTCATGTGACCAAGTAGATGGGATATTGTTCTTGTGCAACGCATTCACGCTTCCAGGCTCATATGACAACTCTATAGGGATGCCCTCGTAGTCATAGCGCTCTCTAATCACCTCATCAGAGGGGTTGTGCGCTCCTCTAAGGGCCAGACTAGCTCCGTCAGGAAGGTCCGATAACGCGAAATGATTGGCTATTGATGGGTCGATATCTCCCGCCATATACGTGCCTAATACATCCGCAAATTCCTCGTCATCAGGCAGCATGTATTTCCGACGAAGCTGGTCAGCAATAAACAACTGCTTTGTTTCTTCAGCCCGCGACATTGCCTTGCGTTGAGCGCCACCAGCCTCTGATAGGGCAGACTCAAGATCGCCTAAAAACTTATCCCACTTATCGTCCTCAGCCATTATAAGCCCCATTCTGACTGGCGGTGAATGCCGCCTCCGTCATGTTGTTTTGATGCTCTATCTGCTGTGAAGCTACATCGTATTGAGCCTGCGCTCGTTCTATCTCTAGATCAGCCGCCAACTGTGCCTGACTCTCTTGCAGTCGGGCATTCATCTGGGCCGCAATCGCCGCCAAGTTGTTCTGTGACGCAACCTGCTCCTTGGTCATGTCCGCTTGACTGTCGGCCTGAATCTTCGCCATCTCACCCTGAAGCTTGGACTGCTGGAGCGCCATGTCCGCTTGAGCCTTCATTTGCATCTTCTGAAGCTCCATCTGCGCCTTCTGCATCTCCATCTGCATCTTCTGCTGCTCCATCTGAGCCTTCATCTGCTCGGGTGAAGGCTGCTGTGGCTGACCTTTTTGCTGGGCCTGCGACTGCTGGATAGAATCCAACGCCTGATCCATCATGCCCTCAAGATATGCAGCACCCTTGAAGCCGCTCATGGTGAACTTAATCATGCCGATCAGAATCGGTAGCGCCTCGGGCATAACCTTAACCGCCGCCTGTGCGCTTTGCACAAACTGCGACATTGCCATCAGGAACTCAGTCCTTTCCTGCTTAACTTGCGCGTAATCCTGCATCGCAATGGATTCTGGACGGATCTCAATGCGCCATTTGCAATCAGGTGATTTCATTAACTGAATGGCAGGCTCAACGTAAGGCGCATCAACCTGCGGCATATACATGGCCGCGGATTGGGTCACAATCGACTGCGGCGTATAGTGCTTGCCGATAACCTCAGCTTTTAGCTGCTCAATCTCACTGGCAAACCGCGCAAACTCTTCTTGCAGCGCCTGGACCCGAATAGACCCCATCTTGACCTTGGTGGCCTGTGTACTTGCCGCTGTATATTGGTCAGTCTGAGCGT